AATCGTGCGTTTGATGAATTATATATTAATCCGTCACCATTTGAAGCACCCGTTGTGATAATCTTCAATGCGGTAGTTGAACCTGCCCCTAAGGCTGTATAGATTTCGACAAAGTTATCATTAACCTTATCACCACCTACTCTTAAGGTATCACCCGTCCCATCGTTCGCACTTGATCCTAATCCTATTGCTTGATATGCCATATACTCTATTTATACTCCTCTATGCGATGTTATCATCAAATTTCTTGCCTGTTGTATCGAAAGTTGTTGCCGCAGGCCCTGTAGATGAGAAATCGTCTGATTGATACGATACCTCACAAGGTAATGCGAAATTCGTATGTATTGGTAACGAGAAGTCACCAATCTGTACCGCGTCACCATCGATAGATGTATTCGTACCCATAATCTTCAAATCGTTCAATGTCTTTATTGTGATACCAGACATACCATTCGTCTCACCAAATGCCGTCAATGCGAAACGACCTACTGTCGCCAGTTTTGGTCCCGCATAGATAACGCCAGTCGTTGGTGTCGTTGAGTGAACGGTGGTGTTAGGTGTCCTCTGTTGATTTAGTTTGATTGTTATGTCTTGGTTTAAGGTCACCGCTCTCGTGTTCGCTGTGAAAGAGGCATCCAACTCTATCGTACTCTCTGGGTTACTTCGTAATGATGAACCGTCAGTTGCCGTACCCAATCTTCTACCAAGTTTCTCTCCAAAGATGACTGTTAAGATTTCGATTACTTCATCGTCCTCAGTCTTACCAGACAATCTAGTGAATCCAGTTTTCATTCTGGCATTTAATCTACTACGAATACTAACCTCACCTGCGAAGTAGAACCCAGCAGGGTGTACCGCAGATTTGAGATAGTCTCTCCACTCCGTGATACTCTCACCAACTTTTACGATGTATGAATAATCTTGGTAGTATAAACTGTCCTGTATCTTCTTCGTACTCTCTGATATGAATCCATCAACACCACTAAACTCTCCATCTGTCTCAATGACCGTGCCAACACTCGAAGACATTATTGCCGTATCAGCACTTCGAACTCGTGCGGTCGCACCAGAGGTACCACCAGTGAGTGTTACCTTATCATCGAAGGTTCCATCTACCGTGTTCAATGTTAAGATGTTCGTATCTGAATCCAATAATTCTTCCACGACAGCAGTTGTTGTCGATGTATCTTCGTTTAACAACCTACTATCATCTGACCCGTTATGGGTGACCGTGAGATAGTCTGTCGTATCTGATACCTCATAAACAGTATTAACAATCTTGTCACCATCTTCCGTGATAATCTTATCTTGTTCGAAACCATCGAAGACTGGATCTGTCGCCAGTTCCTCGAAGGCGATACTATCACCGTCCTCTGTTATCAAATCACCCTGTTCGCCATCTAATCGTATCACAGCCTGTCTGTGATCCTCTAAGAGTATCGCATAATCTAATTCTTGGAATGGTTCTAGGATTATGTTATCTTCTTTCGTTGAACTCACCGTCTCATTTACAGCGAACGCACCTGATACATTATCAATCTGCATATGTAACTTAGGTAGTATCCCAGGTGGTTCTTCGTATCTGAATCCTTGGTCGATTGGTTTAACTGATAATGCCTTACCAATACTATCTGATACAGGGAATACATCTGCCCCACTACCACCAGATGATGTGACCGTAACTGTTGGTAATGATAGATAACCACCACCAGCATTTGTAATTAAAATTTTTGTGATATCATTTGTGCCAGAGTTAGTCTGTGCCTCCATGACGAGTTGGTCAGTTGAACTGCCTTCTAACATGATGATACCATCGTCTAGTGTATCTTGTTCTAATGTGAAACCACCATTGACTACGGCAACTTTACCTGCCAGACCAGAACCATGTGTTGGGTTCGTCACGGCAAGAACATCGCCCTCAGCGTAACCAGTGCCTGCGGCATTAATGATGATACTATCGACACTACCATAAGATGTGTTATCAATCTGTGCGACCATGCCACCCCCACCTCTTTGTTCGTTAGGGTCTATGGCAACCTGTTCACCAACCGTATAGTAACGTCCTGGTTCTGATACGGTAACATCATCTACGATAGAGTGAATCGTACATGTTAGGGTAACATCTGGATCATCATTTGGAACACCAGTGAGTGTCGATGAAGTCTGTTGGTATATTGTCGTGCCATCTTCGTTGAGTATCTGGTCACCCGCATTTGTTGAACTGCCATCTGTGCCATCTAACAACATCGTGCTACCATCGTTAGTAACAAAAGTGCCACTGATACTCGCCTTGTTCAATATGAGTGTCGCAACATCTCTCTGGACACCACCAAGTTGAACACTTGATACAGATACATCTTCTACGGTCGCTGTCGCCAGGTTGACGTTAGTATTACCAACGATGTTTGCCTGTGTTATCGTCTGTCCTTTTAGTTTCGTCATATCACCATCTGACGGTGATACCAATGTAATCTTTAATATGTTTGATGTGTTGAACTTACCAGCAGATACTCTCAACATGTCAACTGTTGGGTAGTATAATTCTGGTGTCTCGTTTAACAACGCACGGAAGAAAATCTCATGTCCCTTCTTCGTGCCTTTTCTCTTATACAATGATAAGATATTCTTCGTCAGTTGTCTCTTATCTAATCCATCTGTGAGGCTATTTGGTATCGTCTGTAAAAATGTATTTCTAAACTGAACGAAGAAGTCATCTATCGTATCATTGACGTCCGCATATTCCAGTAGTTGAGTTAGTGTCTCGTTAGGATTACCACGATACTTACCAATGATACCTTGAGCGCCAGATGAACTACCCGTGATGGTCTCACCAGTCACAAATAAACTGTTAGCGCTGATGTAAATTTTTAGATTGTCCGTGTCCTCTGCCAGTATCGTTGCCGTCTGACCAGAGGTAGAACCTGTTATCGTCTCACCCTTTGTGAACTCACCAACACTACCTTCCTCGTTGAGTATGTAATCGTTTTCGTTATTACTCTTATCGTCTGTGCCATCTAGTGCCAGGAAACCCTCTGATGCCGTCTCTAATAATATCTGGTCTGAAGCAGTGACACTCGATAGTGTAATCTGTGCCGCCTCCATATAGACGTAGTATTGTTTTAGAAACTCCGCTAAGAGTGGATTGTTAGCCTGTATGTGTTGGGGTAACTGTCTGTTAACTAACGGACTTAATTTCTTGTTGAACTTAGCCATAGATTAAGCATAACTTGTTGTTGTTGTATAACCTATACCTGAAGTTGTATCGAAGTCATCAGCGGTTACAGTTGTCGTAGTATTTGTTTCATCAATCTCTATGACCTGGTTACGAACTGGTTTGATATCAATTGAGTTTGGCACAACTGTTAATCTTACTGCCGTTGATGTAGAACCATCAACGTCTGATACTTCGCTTATATGTAATGAGTTTAACACAATCTGTCCGGTCGTATAGTTAATCGTACCTTGAGTATTGTTCGTGTATGTTCGAACACCTGCGGTGACGTAGTATAACCTCACATTACCCTGTCCGTCTTCATCTAAGAAATATTCGTTAGTCGTATCACCAGATATCTTAAATCCTGTTGAGACTAATATACCACCAGCACTTGCGTTATGCCCACTATGTGGATTATAAAATGCGTTGTTGAAACTTATCGTGTAAGTTGTCGTGCCAGTCGTTGTCGCTGTGAATGACTTATGTAATTTTACCGTGGTGATGTTTGATAGTATCGCCGTATCAACCTTGTTTATCGTCTCTATGAATTTACTGTGTCTGAACATCTGGTCGAACTGTTGTAGGTTGTTCTCATTGTATGTTGTAATCGTATTCTGAACTAATGACTTGATTGTATCAGGTGCCTTAGTTGTTGCCTTCTGGTCATACTTGACCACGACATTTAACTGAATGAAAGTTGTCTCTGGATCTTCTATTACTGGTGTGATACTCGCAACGTTGAAGTCTTTCAACTGTGTGATGATATCTGCCTTGTTACTCTCTGTAACTGAGACACCAGATTTTGGATTGATGGAGATATAGACACGACCATAAACTGGTGTGCTGTTATCCTCACCACCCCATACCTGAACTGACTTAGCGTTAGGGAAGATTGTCTTCACTCTCGCTTCGTAATCTTTTGTAGTGACGGCACGGTTCTGTGAAGCGTACTGTCTTGGTGCGTTGAAACGAATACTATCTGGTGTTTCTGGTTCTGCCCCACCTGATGAATTACTCGCCGTTGTGATAGTCGCTGATGAACTACCTGCGATGTTACCAGATAGACTGAAAGATGTGGCACCGTTACTGCCTGTACCACTCGTTACGATGTAAGATAGTGTGACGATGTTACCTGTTGACAATGCCTTACCTAAGACACCATCACCAAATATAACTTCATACTGTTCATCTTCGACACCCTCTAGGTAATAGACAGTTGATGTAGATGTAACATCTGCCAAGTCTGTTGACTTCGTGTAAGTTACCGTGGTCGTATCACTTGAACTATTCTGAACCGTAACCTGTAGAGTTGTGGTATCAGCAAATTTATTCTTAATTAAAAATCTTTGGTCAGCGTTTGTAACGTCAACCGTATATTTGTTATTAACTAACGTGCCCTCATAGACTGGTAATTCAGAAAATGTATAGACACCTGAAACTGGTGAGATTGTCGTATCATCTTTAAC